AAAGGCAATGGAACTAACGTCAGGGGTGCAGGGCCAACAGGAGTAACTAGAGGCGCTTCAGGTATTGAGTCGTATGCGTTTACTGGGCCTGCCAACACAGTTGGCACAGGCGTAACATTGCCCGTCATCTATGGGAGGGTAATTACTGGAAGCCATTTATTGGCGGCTAATTTGGAGATTTCAGACGATTCCGACCCTTTGATGTCATCTACGCGAAGACCACGTGTTGGGACGGCGACAATCAATGGGGAACAACTTAGAAGAAAACTTGAGTCGTTGGGGGGATTGGACACTCAGAGAGATGTAGTAGTGATAAAGTCAAATAATTCGGACAAAAGAATAAGAATTGAAGAGACCTTTGGCGATCTTACTGCCGACGAACGGCTGGAGGAAGGGTCGGTAATTAAGCACGGTGGATTAGATTATAAGTCTGGCCTTAGTAAAAGAAAAAATATAGATGTACTTTTTGAAGTTTTTAGAGGGTTGTATCAAAATGTCGGGGCAGTAGGAACTACTAAAGTTGACGGTTTTATTACTTATGAAATGACGTTGACTGTTACTCGCGATGAAAAGGACGGTGGCGACGTTGTCGTCGCAACGGCCCGCGCTACTGTTCAGGCATTGACTGTTGAAACGCAAAACTTTACCTATGGCCACAGAATGCAGATACCACAAGTGAAAAAAGGGAAAGAGGTTGAGCTTTCCGTTGAGATCATTGATGTAGACGCTCATGAAGGAGCAAAATTTAAAGTTCAGGCTTATGGTTACAGTCTTCTCGATACGAGCCCTTAAACACAATGGCACTTAATTCAAAGACCAATCTCAAAATCATAGATGCAATTTGCGAAGGCCCTATTGAAGGGCTTGTCGATCATAGAAAAAGCGTATTTTTGAATGAAAATATAGTAACAGGGTCGCAAAACGATCACGCAGTTTATTTTACAACAAGAAACGGGGGCCAAAATCAAAGGCGCTTTGATGAAAGCTCTTTATTAAGTGATGCTCAGACTACAATTATCGATGTAAACGAACAAGTTGGCAGCAACTATAGCGAAAAACTTGACGTTAATAATTCTGTTGTTAGCCGTGATTATGGCAAAGGTCAGGTCATGCGATCAGTTACAGATACTGAGGCTGATTTTGTTCGGCTTGTTTTTACAGTGCCAAAGCTTCATTGTGCCGCGATGGAGGGCTTAGCCCGAGGTCAGCTATTTTACGCTCAAATTAAACTGGCAATTCACATTGCAGGATCTGGCGGTGCGTTCGTAAGGCAAACTCTTAGAGCAGAAGGCCAGGCAGTTAAAGATACAATCAAAGGAATATCTACATCACAATATCAATTTATTACCCCACCGTTTGAGCTTCTTAATGCTCAGGGGCTTAGGAAAGGCCCTTACAAGATTCGAGTCAAAAAGGTTGAATTTCAGAACCCTGAAGACGCTTTTGAGGTTAAGATTACAGACTTTAAAGACTTAGACGATAAAACGCCTTTAGCAAATAGCCGAGCTGACACTATTGTTTGGAATAGCATTATTGTCGGCAAATACATAAAAACAAATTACCCTCTTACGGCCCTAGCTCATTTAAGCATCGATTCAGAAGAGTTTAATACTTTACCCGCAAGAGCTTATGACGTAAAAGGTTTAAAAGTAAAAATTCCATCTAATTCGTGTGTTAAAAGAGATGGCAGCCTTGCTTTTCCGGCTGGCATTGCGTTTGATGGCAGTTTGACCGAAAACAGGCATTGGACCACTTGCCCTGTTTGTTGCTTCTATGACTTGTTAACAAATACTCGTTATGGCGCAGGTGATTTTATTGAACAAAGCAACCTTAACTGGGTTGATTTAATTGAGATCTCTAAATATTGCAATGAAAAAGTTGACACGCCAGACGGACCCGAGCCAAGGTTTGCAATTAACACTGTGCTTGGTTCGCAGGCTGACGCTTACAGCGTCTTGCAAGACATGGCAAGCATCTTTCGTGGGATGCTTTTTTGGAAAGCCGACAACGTACAAATTGCGGCTGATCACGGGAATCTAGGAGGAGTTAACGCGACCCCATTGGCAGCAATTCATGTTTTTAGCAATTCAAATGTTGTTGACGGCAGCTTCGCCTACAGCGGCTCCTCTTTGAAAACCAGAAATACTAGGGTGCGCATTCGATACAACGACCCTGATAACTTCTACAAACCCAATTTTATTATTATTGAAGATAGAGGCTTGATCGAAAAGTATGGGATACAAGAAAAAAGTGTTGTTGCATTTGGCTGCACTTCAAAGCATCAAGCCCAGCGCTTGGGGCGTTGGATCATGTTGTCAGAAAAAGTTCATGACGACACTGTGACTTTTTCTGTCGGCCTTGAAGGTTTAAATGTATTGCCGGGTCAGATTTTTGAAGTGTCAGACGAAATGCGTTTAGGATCTCGCTTAGCTGGTCGTATTAGGGGAGCTACGCAAACAAAAGTCCGAATAGATCAGACCGTAGTGTTGCCGACTGGTGCTAATAAAAAAATTAGCGTTGTCATGAAGGATGGAACAGTCGAAACGCAAAGCATTGCCAGTGCTACTGGGAAGGAAATTACACTTAACTCTAGGTTTACGCAAGCGCCGCCCGATAACGCTGTTTATTCAATTACAAGCAATGCAGCAGTTGTAAGAAAGTATCGGTGCCTTTCTGTGAGTGAAGGGGACGCTGGCGTTTATGGAGTCACAGGTGTTCGTCATGTTGATGATATATACCGTGTTATTGAGGACGAAAACTCAAGTTTGGTGCTGCCTCCGCCATTCTTTTACGGAGAAAAACCAGCCCGTGTTCAAGACGCAAAGATTACGTTCCGGCAAATCGATGTTGGTCGAAACACAACAAACCGGGCAACTGTTTCGTGGAGCAGGGGATTAACAAGGCCAGTTGAAGATTTTAAAATTAAATGGAAAGTGGGCAGAGGCGGCAACTGGACTGTTGTTTACACAAACAACTCGTCTATTGATATAAATACAAATTTAATACCCGGCAAGATTTTGTATGCGCAGATTACGGCTAGAGGGTTTGAGCCAGACCGTCAATTGTCTCGACCCAGGGACATTAAACGTGAAATTCCGGTCGGGGGTACAGTTGATGGCACAGACGGCACGCCTAACGTGCTTCTGCCTCCTGACCCAGAAGGCGTAGCAATTGAAGTTGTTGGGGCAGATCAAAGCTCTTTGCGTTGGTCATCCATTGCTAATGGGCAAAAAATTGACAATTTTAAAGCTGTAATTAGGCACGCATCTCAATTCAACAGGCCTTGGCCAAACACCAACTTGTTAAAAGAAGTAGAAGCAAGAACTAGCTCCACTTTCTTGCCCCTGCTTAATGGAGAATACCAGCTTAAATTTGAGAATGATCAGGGGCTTCGCAGCCAGAATGCGGGCCGAGTTACAGTTACTTTGCCTGACGCGATTCCCAGACTTAACCATGAGGTTGTTAGGGAAGATTCATCTCCTGGCGAGTTCAACGGAGATAAATTTAATGTTGCATATAACGACTTATATGATGGCTTAATATTAGACGGAGACGCTTCTTTTGATAACATCCTCAATTTGGACGCATTTACAGAGAATATTGACTCGCAATTTGGTACTCAATTTGCCAGTGGGACGTATTTCTTCAACAACATTATTGATCTTGGCGCAAAATTTAGCGTGCGGATGCAGCGCGTGCTGACAACTCGGGGCCTTTACCTTAGTAGCCTTATTGACAGTCGTTCTGTCGATATTGACACATGGGCTGATTTTGATGGGGATCTTCCTGATGACACAAGCGTTGAGGTTTATTTTAGAAAGTCAGATTTTGCCGCTTCAGAAGTTCTCGGGAATCCTTTTGATATTATTTTTGAGGATGGCGACAAAATTGACCTTGAAGGAGATACCGTTACTTTTGCAGTAACTGTTGTCAGCTCTGGTGGAAACAAGTACCGGATAAACGGCTCTAGTTCTAACAACGAAACATTAACTTTGACGGAAGGCAACACTTACATATTTGATCAATCAAACGCAAGTAATTCTGGGCACCCGTTAAGAATCAGTACAACTAGCAATGGGACGCATGGGGGCGGGTCTCAGTACACCGTAGGCGTAACAACGGTCGGAACGCCTGGCTTAACAGGTTCTTATACAAAAATAAATTTAGCGGCTGGAGCGCCAACCCTTTACTACTACTGCTCTGCTCATTCAGGAATGGGAGGGCAATTAAATACAAATACTGGTGCTTCTACTTCGCATCTGCGGCAAAATTCAGATCTTGCTTTTGAGGATTGGATCCCTCTTGAAAACAATTCTTATGTAGGCCGATCGTTTCAATTCAAGGCTGAGCTTTCAACAAAGCACATCGATCAAACACCAATTGTTGACGAGCTAGGAGTAACGTTGCAATTTGAGCGACGAAGTGAAAACAGCGGCACGATTAGCTCTGGCACTGGAACCTCTGGGACGGCTGTAGTTTTTGAAGATGCGTTTTACACAGATGGCAACACCAAAGTAACTGTTGGAATTACGGCTTTTAACCTGAGCGACGGGGATTACTACGTGATGTCAGAGCCTACTGGGACTGGGTTTACGATCACGTTTAAAAACGGCAGTTCTGTCATCAACAGATCTTTTCAGTACAGTGCAATAGGATATGGAACACAACAGTCTTAACGCATAATCATGGCTCAAGCAGATGGGGTTGTAGCAAATGCCAGTGGTGCTGCTGTAAGGACTGACCTTAATGGTCAGCTTGCGGCAGTTTTCACCAATCACAGCGGGTCAACTCAGCCAAGCACTATTTTTGACCACATGTGGTGGTACGACGAAAGTGCAAAAATTTTAAAATTTAGGAATGACGCTGATACTGGTTGGGTAAATGTTCTTAAATTCAGCACTGGAGCTGAAGGGGCTTCTGCCATGCCAAACGGCACAGTTTCTGCGCCGGCATTGTTTTTCAGCTCTAATGATGATGTAGGACTTTTTTACGATAGTACCTATGGGTCACTTTCTTTTGCTCGTGACGGTGTCAAACAATCTGTTTTTGGAAGAACCTTAGAAGGGCAGACCAATGCAATTGCTTTTGGCCCTTGCGCAAGTCAGACGACAACGGTAAACCCAAGCAATGGCACCAACTCAAACAAGGCTACCGTTAAAGGATTATCAATCCAAGATGACGGCCCATTGCATATTGGCACTGCAGATGGTGAGCGCCCGTTGACTCTTAATAAGATGGGCAGCTATGGCTCAAACGATGCAAATACACAAGGCAATTTTTTAAACTTTAATACGAATGGAACATACAGAGGAGGCATTGTATGGAATGGTAGTGCAGTCTCTATTACAACAACTTCCGATTATCGACTAAAAGAAAACATTAGTTCTTTGACCGGGGCAATTGACAGGCTAAAACTAGCAAAACCAGTTAGGTTCAATTACATATCAGACGAACGCAACCAAGAACAAGACGGCTTTTTGGCCCATGAGGTTGGCGAAATTGTGCCCGAAATGCTGTATGGGTCTGGGAAAGACGCAGTAGACAGTAGCGGCAACATTGAGCAACAATCTATCAACATGCAAGGTTTAGTCCCTCTTTTAACAGCAGCCTTGCAAGAATCAATTGCTAAGATCGAAGCCCTTGAAGCCCGTGTTGCAGCTCTGGAGGCAAACTAATGGCTGATCGGAAAATTTCTCAACTTGTGCAGTTGCTAACTCCAAATGCAACAGATGAATTTGTCATTGTAGATAGCAGCGAAGCCGTTAATGCTAACAAGAATAAAAGATTGCTATTTAGTACGTTGCACAAAGCTGTCCCTGACGGGACAGAAGCGGCACCTGCAATTAGCTTTTTGTCTGATAGCAGTGTTTCAGGCTTTTACCGTTCTGCGGCTAACGAAATTGCCGTCACTGCAAACAGCAGTTTTATCGGCAAATTTACAACTGCTGGCTTTCAATTAGGTACTGGGACGGCTGCAGCGCAGTTGCATCTATTTAGCGCAGACACGACAGATCAAGTCATTATTGAAAACAATGATGCAGGTCTTGATACTGCGCCAGACGTTGTGCTGTACCGCAATTCAGTGTCACCTGCTGCTAGCGACAATATTGGAAATCTTGAATTTCGAGGGCAAAACAGTAATAGCGAAAGTTTTGCGTATGCCCAAATCTCAGCTCAAATTGTAGACATCACTGATGGCAGTGAAGAGGGTTTACTGCATTTAATGTCTGCAGCGGCCGGGACGACTGCGGCGCGTATTACGGTAAAAAGTAACAAAGTAGGGATTAACGAACCTAATCCTCAGCATCCGCTTCATATTTCGGAATCAATTGAAAATACTGGCCTATTTATTGAATCTACTGAGGCTGTTTCCGTAAGTGCTGCAGACATAACTTTGTATCACAGCCGTGGTGATGCAGTTGCCGGGCAGGATGACGATGTTCTTAGTTCTTTAATTGTCAAAGGAAACAATGACGCTTCCACTCCTGAGCAAATTGTTTTTGGATCAATAGGAGTTTCAATTGTTGACGCTAGTGACACGACAGAAGACGGCAAGATTGACCTAAAGGTTCAGTCTGCTGGGACGTTGACGAGTATGGCTGCAATTACAGCAGCCAATGTGACGTTAGGGAGTCGTCCGATTTTGCCGACGCATACGCCTGCTTCTGCATCTGCTGCTGGTACAGCTGGCGAAATTGCTTGGGACGCCGCCTACATTTACGTTTGCACGGCTACCAATACTTGGAAACGGGTTGCGATTTCAACTTGGTCCTGATGCCAGTAATATCAGGGGAAAGCTAAGGGGTCATGTCAAATACCAAGATTTCCGATCTGACTGAGCTGGTATCTGTTCAGACTTCGGACTTTGTGCCGATTGTTGACACGCTCAACGATCAAACCAAAAAGGTTACGGTTGCCAATATTATGGCCACTGGACTGGCAGATACTGGTGTAACTGCCGGAAGCTATACGTTAAGCAGTATTACTGTTGACGTTAAAGGCCGAGTAACAGCAGCAGCAAACGGAACTGCTGCAGACACCGACAAGATTGTTGAAGGCAATAGCGAAGCTGAAGTTGTTGAC